CGCAAGAGGTAACGTCACATGAGCGATGAAGTCATGGGTAATGAAGGTGTACAAGAACCCGTACAGGATAACGTACAGGAAAGCGTACAAGAGGATAATCGTACATTCACGCAAGATGATCTGGAACGGATCGTTGAGCAGCGTCTAATGCGCGAGCGCAAGAAGTACGAAAAGAAGTTAGAAGGAGTTGATCTTGATGAAGCAAAGCGGCTACTCGAAGAAAAGCAACAAGCGGAAATCGAGCGTCAGAAAGAAAAAGGCGAGTTCGAGAAGGTCTTACAGCAACTCGCGGAAAAGAAAGACAATGAGATAAGCCAGTACAAAACTAAGCTGCAAGAAATCCAAGTTGATGGTGCGCTAATCAATGCGGCTAGTCAGCATGGTGCAGTTAGTCCAGATCAAGTCGTTGCTCTGTTGAAGAACAAAACACGGCTTGGAGATGATGGTTCTGTTGAGATTTTGGATAATGACGGAACTGTGCGCTATAATGATTCCGGAACACCGCTGCAAGTCAATGACTTGGTATCGGAGTTTCTTACTGCGAATCCACATTTCGTGAAAGCATCACCTAGTGGTACTGGATCGAAAGGTGCAGCAGGTGGCTCTACACAGAAGCCTTCATCTGTGGCTGATATGCTTGCTTCATGGGAAAATGGTGGCAAAGAAGCGTATGCCGCAATGAAGGGCAAGCGATAATCGTTTGTAACATTAACTGATGTAAAAGGAGTCCGAAATGGCTGCATCAACTACTTCAACCTTAGACGATCTATTCGTCAATATCGTTGCTCAGGCACGATTCACAGCAGAAGAACAATCTCTGCTCCGCAACCTTGTCACTGTGTACAACATCGATGCACAGCCTGGTGTCACTATCCAAGTACCTAAGTATCCATCAGTATCGGCTGCCGATCTGACTGAAGGCACTGACATGACATCTACAACTGTCTCTACTTCTTCAGTGTCTATCACTGTCGGTGAAGTGGGCGCACAGGTGTTCTTAACTGACATGGCTGCAATGGGCGCAGGTAATCCTGCTGACGAGTTAGGCACAGTTCTTGGTAACGCAATCGCTACTAAGATGGACACAGACGCAATCGGCCTGTTCGATGGCTTCTCAACATCTTTGGGTGCGACTACTACTGAGTTGACTGTTGCGTACTTGTTCCAAGCTGCTGCAACACTCCGCGCTAACAAAGCACCAGGACGTTTGGTTGGTGTATTCCACCCATACCAGACCTATGCTCTGAAGGCGAACCTCACTAACACATTCGCTAACCCGAATGGCGGTGACCTCCAGAACGAAGCAATGCGTACTGGCTATGTAGGCACAATCGCAGGTATCGACATCTTTGAATCAGCTAACGTAGCTGTTGACGGATCAGGCGATGCTAAAGGCTGTGTATTTGCACCAGAAGCAATGGCAATGGCTATGAAGCGTGACTTCAACCTTGAGCCAGAGCGTGATGCATCTAACCGTGGTTTCGAGCTAAACGCTACTGCCATCTATGGCGTGGGCGAGTTAGACGATGCTTACGGTGTCGAGATGTACTTTGACGCAGGACTGTAAGGTCTGATTGGATGCCGCCCTACGGGGCGGTTTTCCTACTAGGAGGTTACATGGCAGTCACCTATCGTGGAGTTAAGTTCGCAGGGTATAACAAGCCCAAGCGCACTCCTAAGCATCCCAAAAAGAGCCATGCAGTATTAGCTAAGTCAGGAGACAAAGTTCGCCTGATTCGATTCGGTCAGCAAGGCGCAAAGACCGCACCGCCAAGAAAAGGCGAAAGCCAAGCGGCCAAGGCAAAGCGTAGAGCGTTCAAGGCGCGTCATGCCAAGAACATCGCAAGAGGTAAATTCTCTGCCGCATATTGGGCAGATAAGGTGAAATGGTAATGGCGTTCTCAACTGACTCCGATCTAACAGCAATCGTTCCAGATATTCTTTCATTAGGTATCGCTGACTTCAGCGCAGAACACGCAAAGGCAGAAGCCGATATCAAGCGTGAGATTCGTTACAAGTGGTGGCCTCGCACTAACTACAAAGGCGAGATGAACGAATCATTGCTGACAGATACTCAGTGGACACGCGCTAACGCATATCTAGTCTTATGGAAGTACGCACTGCCTCAGTTGACCAACTGGGTTGATGGTGACCGTTTCCGTGAAATGATTTCCTTCTATCGTGATCTGTTCTCGCAAGAGATGGAATCTGTGTTCAAGGATGGTGTCGAGTATGACGCTGATGAAGATGGAACAGTACAGGACGATGAGAAAGACCTGTATGTTGCCGGACGGTTGATGAGATGAAGGTTGCCGTAAATGCAACTCGCGTCACAGCATTACTCGACAGGACTGTGAAAGCATTACCTGCTGAGATCGATCAAGCCTTGGCTATGACAGCAATGCATGGCATCAACATGATTGAGGATCGCACTGAATCAGGTAGAGGATATCTTGGTGCATTCCGTCCGTATTCACCTGCATACGCTAAGTTCAGATCAGAAAGAGGCAGACAAATCACGCCTGTTAATCTCAACTTCACAGGCCGTATGCTGAGTTCTATGGCTACTCGCAGAGTCAGTCGAGGCGTTCAGGAAATCTACTTCACCAGAGCAGAAGAAGCGCGTAAGGCATACTTCCACAACGTCACTGGTGTAGGTAAAGGCAGAATCACTCGCAAGTTCTTTGGCTTCAATCAGAATGAGAAGTCGATGCTAGGCAAATTCTTTAAGAGCAGGTTATTGAAATGAGTGTCCGTGAATCCGTAGCATCAAACATCGTTACCACACTCCAAGCAGCAACAACGCCTGTTACTCCTGCTTACGTCACACGCGAGCCATTTGAGTTCAACGAGCTATCAAATGCTCAATTTCCTGCGATTCTTGTACAGACAGCCAGTGAGACACGAGAAGATGTAACTATTGGCGATGATGCGATTCGCAGAGAAGGAATTATTACTTATGACCTGGTTGGATACGTCAAATCAACAACGATTGACGCAGCCAGAAACAATTTGATCGAAACGATTGAGGAAGCCTTGGATGCTGACCGTACTCGCGGTGGGAATGCCTTGGATACTCAGATTGTATCGATTGAAACCGATCAAGGCGCGATTGCTCCTATCGGTGGCGTTATCGTGACAGTGAATGTCATGTATAATTTCGTCAGGGGTAACACCTGATTTTAGAGCCTAACGGCAAACCTTAACCTTGCGAGGATATTGAAATGGCAACACACAAGGGTTCTGAAGGAGTCGTCAAGATCGGCTCTGACACGATTGCAGAAGTACGCGATTGGTCTATTACGATCAGCAGCGATACGGTTGAAGATACTACAATGGGTGACTCTGCTCGCACATATAAGCCTTCACTGACTTCTGCTTCTGGATCAATTTCTGCATATTGGGATGAGACAGACGCTACTGGTCAGGGTGCAATGACAGCCGGAGCAGAAGTGACTCTAAACCTCTATCCTGAAGGTTCTGATTCTGGCGACACTTACTACACAGCGTCAGTCATTATCACTGAAGAAGGTGCGTCTGCATCGTTTGATGGAATGGTAGAAGCTACATTCTCATTCGCAGCAAATGGCGCGGTGAGTAAAACAACAGTAGCTTAAAGGGTAATTTATGAATGTATTGGAGCGAGCCAGAGCGCATTTCGATGCACAAGGCATTACACGAATAGAAGTACCAGAGTGGCCTGACGAGAAGGGCAATCCGACTGTCATGTACAGTCAGCCTTTCACGTTAGGTGACCGCAAGAAGTTAATTAAATTCGCACAAGAAGATGATCTGGAATTTATTGTCCGTATGGTCATCATGAAGTGCGAAGATGATTCAGGCGAAAAGGTGTTTGATCTTAGTGACAAACCCACGCTGATGAACAAGGTTGATCCTGAAATCATCTCGCGTATCGCTGCAAAGATTGTCGCTACTCCTTCTCAAGAGGAACAAGCGGGAAACTAACGAACGATCCTGAGTTAATGGCTAAGTATGCCTTGGCTGAACGACTCCATAAGACAGTAGCGGAAATCGAGCAACTGACTTATGAGGAATTTAACGGATGGATCGCATATTTCGAGATGAGGCGCAAAGATGGCGAATGAAAAGATAAATATTCTAGTCGAAGCGCAAGACAACGCCTCTGCTCCACTTAAAAAAGTCCGTGGTTCAATTGACCAGGTTGGCGCATCAGCCAAGAAAACTGCACAAACAGCTAAAGGCGTCCAAGATAATATTTCGGGCGTAGGCCGTAATGCAGGAATGGCAGGTATTCAGGTTCAGCAATTTGTCGGACAGTTACAAGGTGGCGTCAGTCCGATGGTTGCCTTATCACAACAAGCGGCTGACTTAGGTTTTGTCTTAGGTGTTCCTTTAGTCGGTGCAATCGTTTCGATTGGTGCTGTTGTTGCAGGAACACTTCTTCCTTCATTGATGGAAGCAGAACAATCATTTGCTGACCTACGCAAAGAGGCAGAAAAGGTTGGCATTGGACTTAATCAATTGCCCACAAAACTGACTGAACAGAATCTTCTATTGTTAGGCACACAAGCAGGTGATGCAGGGCAAAAAGTTCAGGGTTTACAAAAAGACTTACAGAAACTCAAAGGCGATATAATCATCGCTCAGGCTGTTGGTGATACGGCAGATGAGTTTGGTGACCTTGGCGCGAATACAGAAGCCACAGAAGCAGCAATTGCAGAATTAGAGACGGAATTGGCTAAGGCAAATCTCCAGTTAGATATTGCCAACAAAAATGTCATGGAGTTCTCTGACGCTTTATATGACCAATATAGACGCGCACAAGAAGCCAAAACTGCGATTACGAATTACTACAAAGGCATCAAAGAAGCCAATGTTAATGATGTCGATCATTTAGCATCCTTGCGTAGAAAAGCAGATGCACTAAAAGCATTGCTTGATCCAATGTATGCCTATAATAATACAGTTCAAGAATACGAACGTATGGCTGCCAATCAGTTGATTACTGATGAGCAACTTGCAAAGGCAAAAGAAGAGTTAAGAAAGCGTGTCTTAGGTCTTAAAGACGAGACAGATAAACTGAATATGACCATGGATAATGTTCGGGCTACTGGACTGCGTTCACTAGAAGATGGATTGGTTGGTTTAATTACGCAAACTATGTCCGTCAAAGATGCTTTTAGAAGCATGGCTAACTCTATTCTTGCTGATCTTGCGAGATTGGCTATTCGTCAGGCAATTACAGCACCTTTGGCGCAAAGTTTTGGATTGTCATCATTTGCAGGTGGTGGATACACAGGATCAGGATCACGTTCTGGCGGTGTTGATGGTAAAGGCGGATTCCCTGCGATTCTGCATCCAAATGAGACAGTCATCGATCATAGTAAGGGACAATCAGCAGGTGGGCAGCCTGTTGTAGTAAACTTGAACATATCAACTGGCGTGTCGCAAACTGTACGCGCAGAAGTGATGAATATGCTTCCAATGATTACCAATGCAACAAAGTCAGCCGTGATCGATGCCAAGCGCAGAGGCGGTTCATTTGCTAGAGGTCTAGGTTAAATGGCT